GTAGGTGAAACAACTGCGTTATCAATCCATCCAATCCAGTTATTTGTTGCATTAGGAGTTGAATTAGATCCAAGTGTTACATCCTTAAGTGAAACATCAACTGTTGTACTTGTAAGTACCTGTGCTTCAATACCATTGACATATACACGATACTTGTAATCACCAACACCTACACGATCTTTAACTAGAGCAACGTGAATAAACTCCTCGCTATTAAAGATTGCTAGGTAGTTTGCAGCAGTAGAGAACGTAGTAGTACCAGTTATATCAATCCAAGTCTTACCATAGTTGGGACTTGTCTGATCTGCATCAAGACCAACTTTAACTGTATTACCTGTATTATCAGTTACAGTGAAGAATTCTGGTTTTGTATTAGCAGCAGTGTACTGAGCAGCCGAAAGTGCCCAGAATGCCTCTACAGTATAGCTTGTAGCAACATCTGAACCATACTGCATCGTCATAGCATTAGATGCATCTAATTTTACTGAAGAAGCACCATCATACTTCTTAGTAGCATCAATTACAGCATTACCAGTTGCATACCACTGTTTGTTAGTTCCAGTAGCAAGAATGTCATTATATGTGTCATCAGCAAGATTGTCAGCAGTATTCCAGTTAAATATCGCTAACTGATCTGCTTCTACCTTATTACCAACAACAATTGTGTCACCAGAATTGTCGTTAGATACAGTAACTGCTTTAAATCCAATTCCATCAGTCTCAGATGCAGTTGAAGCAGTAATTACAGTACCTGTATTCCAACCAACCTTAAGAGTTGTAGATTCAACTTGATTAAATGCTCTTTCTACAGAAGCAGATATATCAACATTACCAAAGATATCAAACTCTACACCACCGTTATGAACAGCATTATAGGTACCAGTAGGAACAAATAACCTACTCTGTTCTGCTTGTGTGAAGTCATAATCATCAAACTTGGTATATAAGACACCATAATCCTTACCATTAGTGTCTTCTGCTGTAGCAGTTACATATACAGCACCATATTCATCAATAGTAAATGTTGGATTTTTAAACTTATAAGAAGCATTAGTAATCTTTTTAGACCATACAACCTCAATAGTTGCAGTATCATAATAAGTTTCACCAATTATAATGTCAGAATTGCCACCAGGTTCAGATACACCACAGAATAGGAAAGTATCTTTAGATTTCCACTTTATCTGATGTAAATGCTCACTAACATCAGTAGAAGCAATCTTACGTTTCTCCATCATAGATCCATCAAGATCTAATAATGCAACCCACATATCATCTGGTTGCAAGGAGTTAGCATCGGTATAACCACCGATCATAGTTCTACCGTCTTGATCTAATGAAATAGTAGTTGCATAATCTCTTCTTGTAGCACCAGAGATACCAGCAATATCACGTTGCCACTGAAGAATACCATCAGGGTTATTTGCATTATCAAATCCTGAAGTATACTTAGCAACAACAATATCTGGGTTGTAAGTAATATTTGTGATGTTAGTAACTGTCTCACCAATTACGTAGATATTATGAGGATTACTATTCTCAACATATAAAGACTTCCATCTTAGTGATTTTGGACCAGAAGGTACTGTAGGTACTAGGGTTCTCTGCCAAAGTAAACGACCATCACTATTAAACTTAGCAAGAATACCACAAGTATCACCATCAGCAAGATTTCTTTCAGCAGCAACGTAGATAGTACGATCATCAGCAACTTGAACGTCATTTATAGAAACAGTACCAGTTGCTTCATTCAAGAATGATAAGAAGTAATTTGCCTTCTTATATCTCTGTGGATGTGATACACGAATCTTAGGTGGATTTGTTGAGTCATATCCAGAACCAGAGTTGATTATATTTGCTTTCTTAACAGCACCCGCTTCAGTTCTTTCTAAAGTTAACTTGAAATCTTGTCCAATTGTAGAAATTAGTTCATATGTTGGAGGAAGTTCAGAAGAATAACCAACACCTTCCTGTGTAATGTTTAATTGCTCTACACCAGCAATAACCTTAACTTTAAGAGTTTTATTAGTATCATCAAGAACAGGTGTGCTCTTAACGATAATTTCATCGTTAGCACGTAATTCGTGTTCAGTAGCAGTTGTAATTTGTCCGTAAGGTACGTCATTAGTCATATAAGACGAATAACCTGCTACATCAAGACCTTTAACTGAATTAACCTTAGCAGATGCACCAAATCCTTGTGTATCTGTATTATCAAAGTATAGTTTGTCACCAACCTTATAAGAGATACCTGGGTTCTCAACAACGAATCCATCAACTTGAGCATCCTCAAACTTGGTAGTAGTCTCAATATCAATGTCCACCTCAGATCTTGTAGATACTCTAGGGTAGTAATCAAATAATTGTAATACGGGTTCTTCAGCAATATTGATTGGTGTAGAATCTTCAAGGTTGTTGATTACACCATCTCGGTTGGTATCTTCAATTTCAAAGATAAGTTCTTCACCAAGTTCAGTTACAAGGATATCTGTATCAGCATTGGGCTGACGATCAATATCAATATCAACATCCTCGTAAGGATCACGGAAACGAACAACATCATCGGGGATATTGGTCTGTACAGCATTCTGACTGTAGTTCCACTCATCTGCCTTAGAATATAACTGAGGACCAGAGATATATGGGAATACTGGATTACCTGCGTCAGATGCGTCGATTGAGATGAAGTATGCGTATACACCTTCAGGGAACTGAGGTGTCTTACAGAAACGACCATTATACTGGTCTAAATCACCATACTGGAAGGTATACTCAAAGTCTTCAATGAATGACCCTGCAGGATAGTCACTTAGTAAAGGACCATCTGCTCTAACTGGATTTGGGTTAGTTGCAAGATCATATATCAGAATTGGCTTGATTCTGTAAGAAGATCTGATACGACGTACACCAGAAGACTGGTCAGTAGCATCTATGTAACCGTAAGGACCATATATTGGATTACCATCAAATGCCCATCCTAAAATCGGTGAGTGGAGCCATCCTGTTGATAATTCCTGTAAAAGTCCAGTTGACTGGTTCTTAAATACGTTATCACCAAGAACATACCTTAATTGCTTAGGATCTGATAGGTGAGCGTATTCACCACCATACTGAGTGTTATATCCCGCAAATACGTATCCACGTGCTGTATCAAAAGATTGACCTAACTCATCTTGTAGGTTTCTTGTCCACTCAAACACATTTGCAGTAAATGTTGCCATTTCACCGACTGCTTCTAATCTAACAGTTGTGAGTCCAGTAGTGTAACCAATACCTCTATTGACCACAGTAACACCAATGACCTTACCTCTATCTTCACCAACAGTACCAATACTTGCTTTTGCAACAGCACCATAACCATCACCATTGATTACAATCTCAGGAGCAGTGGTATATCCCTTACCTGCAGCAATGATAGCAATAGAAACTATACGACCGTTAATAATGATTGCTTGTGCAACAGCACCTTCACCAGAGTTTAACTTAATAGTAGGAGATTCAGTATAAGATGAACCTGCACTATCTACACTCACAGATTGAATTGGACCTCTTACACTTGCAGTTGCGGTAGCACCTATACCATTTCCACCTGAAATAGAGACATCAGGTTGAGAAGTGTATCCTTGACCTGGGTTTTCAACCAGAATCTTAGAAACTACACCATTAGTAATAACAGCAGTAGCAGTTGCACCGAATCCACCACCACCCACGATAGAAACAAGAGGACTAGAAGTGTAACCAGTACCCCCCGCAGAAACATCAATTTCACTTAATTGTCCGTTAACAACAACACTAGCAGTAGCACCTGTACCATTTCCTCCACTAATTTCAATAATAGGAGGATTCGCTGCATCATATCCCTGTCCAACATTAGTAATATTAATTCCAATTACACCACCATACTTAATCTTGGTTTCTGACTTATATGACCACGCAGATACACCATTAACCCACGCACCAATAGGACCAAAGTTGGTATCATCACGTTTGGAAATCGTATTGATAACTCTAGGAATACGGATTAACTTACGCTGGTTACCTGGAAGTAGTGCAGATCCAACAAAAGGACCAACCTCATAGTTAGGAATACCAGAAGATGCTATGTAAGCATACGTATTGTTGAAGAATGTATTCTGTACGTTTGTAGTAAAATCTCTAATTGCAATACTAATTCCCTCTTCTGGAGACTTACCTTTGTTCAAGTCAACAGATAGGAGGATATTACCTTGAGGTGAAGCATCTGCAGGTGCAGGAATGTTATACTCAAAGATAAAATCACTAATACGTGATGTTACTAGGAACGTACCATTAAAGACTGTTGGGTTTGCACCGTAAAGAGTAACCGTGTCTCCAACCAAAAGACCGTGCTTATTAGAGCAAGTTACGGTTGCAGTCTGGTTATTAAGTCCACCAGGTACAATTCCAGTAACATTGATCAGTTTCTTAACGTTATACAACCAAGAAGTGATACGTTGATCAACAGAAGTAGATCCAAGAGAAGCAACGTTTAGTTTGTCACCTGGTAAGTAATATGATCCTGTGTTGGTCAATACGGTGGATTTTGCATCTGCAATACCCAAAACACGCATTTTTATCTCATTTGGAAGACCACGATTCACATATACAAAAATTTGTGAGTAAATTGTGGTACCTGCGTCCCAATCCTCCACAACACTGTTCTCAGAACGTGTACATTCGATGAACTGGTTAAGAGTCTTCTCCTTGTACTGTACCTCCTCATTGTCATCAATAAGGATTGTACCGTTTCTTTCAGGCCAACCAATCGTAGAGTCAACAGTAATGATCGATTCTGTAGTGTTAAGTGATTCTACAAGGGTTGTTTTGTAAGGTATAGTGAATGTACCTTGTAGTGTTTCCTCGGATATAGCAAGTTCATATATGGTTCCTACACCAGTATTGATGGCAATAACGTTCTCAATCAGTGCAGATGCACCTTTAACATTGATATCTACCTGATCTACATACTGAATTAACTGTGCATCTAGAAGATCAGCTGGATCTCCACTAATAAGTTCCGCACGAAGTACTGTATCTACGTTCCAAGATGCAGCAGATGGCTTAATAACCTCATCTTTTGGATAAGATACATCCACATTTTCAGAGAATAGCATCTTAAAGAGGTACTGTGTAGAGATCTTCGTACCTTTAGATGCGTAGAAATCACTAATAGTCTTGATAATTTGCGGAGCATTTACCTTTTCATAGTCAATTTCCGCATTAGGAAGATATTGATTTACGTACCTTCTGTATAATTCCTTAGCAAATAGTGTATCGAGGTTATGTATTGTAGACCCAACCTCGTGAGAAGACTGAACAGTATCCGCTTCTTTAGAGTAAACTTGATTACCTTTCTGATCAAATGAACTTACACCAGAAACACCACGCTTACAATTAATAAAAGCAGATGATTGATATCCAGATCCACCACTATGGATGGTAAATCCAGTGATCTCACCAAATCCAACGTCACAAGACGCTTCTGGAGCAGGTGGAGCAGCGATAAAGACTTTAGGTGGTTCTGTAGAAGAGTATCCACTTCCAAAACTGGTTATATTGATATCAGTAATCTCTCCGTTGAATATGGTTGCAACAGCAGTTGCTCCAGTACCACCAGCTGGTGCACCAGCAATATCCTTCCTATTATCAACAATATACACAGATGGAGCATCAGTATAACCTGCACCACCAGTTAATAGTTCAATATTAGTAACTCTACCACCAGTAACTGCAACATCAAGTATTTGAGCACCTACAGGATCAATAAGCTTTGCTCTAGGTACTGTTTCATATCCTTGTCCACCAGATACAACATTAATACCATTAACACGTCCATATTGATCAATAGTTGCAACAACGTTTGCTCTTATAGCATTATCACCAGTTGGTTCATCCAAATACACTAATGGAGGTGTTGTATACCCTGAACCACTATCTACAACAGTGATAGACCCATCTTGGATGGATCCTGTGTGAAGTGTTGGTTGAGTAATGGTTGCACCACCAGGATTAACAAAACTGATAGATGGAATCTTATCGTAACCACTTCCAGAACTGTCTACAATGAGTTGTGAGACCCCTTCAATAGAATCATCAACAATTGCCCTAATTTGAGCAGTCTTGCCTTCAGGATCCACTGGAGGGTCAACTACAACGATAGGAGGGTTGTTAGCAGAGTAACCTTGTCCTGAAAAGAGTAATCTAGTATCTTTAATACCATTTACTAATGCTTCAGCAGTAGCACCGAATCCTGGACCTTTAGTAGACGCAATACTGATCTTTGGAGCAAAACTTAGTCTATATCCACTACCACCATTCTTAACAATAACCTTATCTACAACACCTTGTTCAATATCTGCAATAGCAGTAGCACCAGCACCGAACTCAGGTGCTATCATCTCAATAGATCTGAGATTTATGACTGAATTCTCTGCAACATCATTCTTGAATATTAACTTATCTTCGAAGATAGTAAAATCTTCATAAGGACGCTTTTCTACTCTGTCTACAACAACTATAGTTGAAACAGTTGATAATGGAGTATATTTGTTATTATTGTTCGTTAAATTAAATTCTTTAGAATCACCACTAACAGTAATAGTGTCTATAGAACGTACTGGGATGCTTGTGTAACCAATAAGGTACCGAATAGTATTAATAGCACCTGTAAGTTCTCCTGTAGGGGGAGCAGGAGGGTTCTGAAGACGTATCTTATCACCTTCGATAAAATAGTCGATATTTGGGAATAAAAATTCGTTATTTACAACAACTAAGAGATGATCAGCAGTTTGTGGTGAAACTGGCTTACCTAAAAGTCTAAGATTAAATAAAGTCTGACTATTATCAAATTGTGAAGATATTGGTTCAAATTCTTGTATTTTACGATCAAATTCTGCCTTATTAACACCAGGAGTGAATACAATGTCAGGAGAATGAGTAACAGACTCGTAATAAATTACCTCATTATCAATTTGTACCGTACCATCTTTCTCTAAGAAATAATTAACGTTCTCAGCAACAATATCCTTTTGAGTAGGATCAACCTTCTCCAACACAGCAGATTGTGAAGATAGGAAATTAGGATCAAACTCTCCAGAACCTATATCAGTGTATCTTAAGATATTATTCAGTATGTCATACGGACGACCTGATTTCTCTTGAGATCTATAGTATTCTGAAAGAAGATTGACAAATTGTTCGTTATCTTCTCGTATGAATGCAGGTATCTGGTCCTGCACCCTATTTGAGACGGTAATAGCCTTCATCTGCTGTTATTCTGCTATTTTATTGTCTTAGAAACAAGAATTAAATTCTGGAATCTCAAAGACGGTGGTTGGGTAATCAATGATATTTATTGAGCTTCCATCGAAGTTAATAGCGTTGAAATCGAACGGATCGAAGGTTGGAACGTTAGTTCCATCAATTGTGTAGTCGATGGTTTGTACAGTTGGGTTAAAGATCGTAGGATCTAAACCTGTACCGACGTTAATATTGCCAGAAGCAGGGATAACTGTAACAGGAACCCTGTTAGTACCATCAGGAGTACTAGCAATGTCAACAGGTCCAACACAGACCTGTCCACTCTTATAATCAACGGTTCCTACATTCTTTTTAAGAGTAACTTCAGTTTCATCAACTTTAGTTACCATAATTAGAGTTCCGTAACCGTCATCTCTTATATTTACGGGTAATAATGCTGTAGTATCATTTGTAAGTAAACTTGTTGATGATATCTGGTTAGCATTAACACCACCCTGTATATTTAACAGTCCTTCCGTATAACCTGTGGAATAGAAGGTACCTGTCTTCACTGAGGAGTATTTTGGTACACAAGTACCATCTCCAGCACCAGTTGAACCTTTATTTCCACCTGAAAGGTCATTTGGATTTGCTATTTCATTATTAAAGTCAATACACTGTGTAAATGTTTGACCAAAATTGAATCCCTCAATGTTCATACCTAATGACATATGAGTGATATTTCCACTGATCGAAGGATCAGAGGAATCTATCATCGATTGGTAAGCACTGAGGTCAATGCGACCATTGAATCTAGTAGATTCTGCTTGACTATTGTATTGATCGACAGCTCCCAAAACTTTAGACGCAACTTCATTATTTGAGAGTGTAGTTTTATTACCGTCAAAGAACGCCCAAGTTTTTGGTCTAATGTATAGGGTAATTGGATCGACAATAACAGGTTCGATTGCTGCAATCGAGTATTTAAGCAGATTGTTCTTGATTCTCTTCTTGGTTGTTGTATTAAGTAAGGCACCTGATTTCGTACGAATGGATATGTAGACTTTTCCGTAAACTGGTGGACTTAAACGTTCACCACCGTAAGCAGTAACGGATTTTGCCTGTGGGTATACTTTTTTAGTAATAAATTCATAGTCAGATTCAGTTACTGCTCTGTTTTGACTATTAAACGCTCTAGGAGCGTTGAATTTTATACTTAAGGTAGTTTCTACGTCTTCACCATCCTGAGCACCGTCTATGGTCACCAGAGAGATATTAGACGAAGATACAAAGCGACCTTCTGAGTCTATCACACGACCAATGAAACTAAATTGCTTACATCCGTTAGCTTTTGTTCCTTCAGTACGTACATACTTTAATTTAATGACTTCACCCGCAATTAACTGACGACAGATAACTCCATCACCAAAAACTACGCTATAACGTTGATCATCAGTCTCCTCAAGGAAGTATCCACGAGTAGTACCATCAACATCAACAATATTTTGTACCAAATTATATGTATCAATCTCTTCAGACTGTGCATTGGGTGAAATAGAGACCGATAAAAGGTCTGTATCTACCTGATCAGCAGGAATTAAGTAAGATCTCTTCTTAACATCGTCAACAGTGTACTGATACTCTATAGTGTTACCTTGATTGATAACCACCTTAGTAAAAACAGCAATACCACTAGTTTGATCAACTGATGCTTGTAAAGCTGATGGTAAAGTAAATGTAAATCCTTGTCCACTTACAGAAGATACAAAAACATCACCAGCTTGTAAAGATACTGTACTAGGATAGGATGTACCAGATCCAACAGGTTCTGTTTGTATAGCAAATCGTACACAAGCTTTTGGTGCTTTAATAGATCTAGGTGTATAATTTAATTGCTTTGCAATCTTTACAACATTATCTCTAATAGTTGCAGACTCTAGAAATGCCTCATTCATCGCCATATTAGCGTTGAAAGAAGCGTAGTATGTGTTATATGATAAAACGTCAAGTAAATATGATGCTGCAGATCCGTCAAAATCATAATCTGTGAACTCATCTCTAGTTCTCAGGTACGATCTAATGGATTCACGTATCTCCGTAAAGTCTAAAGACGTTAAATTTGATGGTATTGCTGCCATTATGTTTTCTCCAACAAGAAGTCTACAGTTTGGGTAAGAGTTTCACCGATAATAGTGTAATCAACCTCAACTTCGAGATCATTGGTATCAGCTACCTCTAATCTAACTTCATTAATAACAACACGTGGTTCAAATCGTGAACATACGTTAAATATTTCTTCTTTTAATTCCTCAGCCATAAAGACATCGAAATTTTCAAAGAGCATCTGACGTAACCGTGATCCTTTAGTTGGTTGGAAAGGTCTCTCTCCAAACCCAGTCAGGATCAGGTTTTTGATGGATTGCTTAATAGCGTTCTCATTTTTAACCACAGAAAAATCCTCAGTATTGGGGTTGTTTTTCATCCCTATACTGAGGTCACGGAACTGCCTCGACAAGTTCCTTTCTGCTTTAAACCTATACGCCATTAGGCGGTATTATTGTATTCGTATTTCTATTTAGTCACTTTCCTTGTCCTCGGTACTTCTTCCTTGCTTTGTTTCTTGAAGTTGCACTCAATTTAGTGTGCTTACCCATCCCTTGACGGGTCTTTTTAGGTGTTGCTTCAACAAAGGTAGAAGAACCCCAAGCACCTGATTTGGTTTTTACTGCCATAATGCGTTTGCTGTTTCTATGATGCTAACACATTTGGACTACCAAATGCAACCACTGATGAACAAGGCCAACTTTTACCTGGTTTTCCATACCCAAGGGGATCCATAATACGTCCTATTGGGATCTTAAATGCTAAAACTGACTTTGTAGTAGCATAAAGGAGTCTCCAATGTCCTTTACCTAGCATATCCTCTGTTGTAATGAGACTGCAAACGGTTGGAGTTGGAATAACACAAGTTGCTTTACCACAAGGACAAAGATAATTGATAATATTGGTTGTTGGTGATAAATGTGGTATAAATTGATCACCAAAGATCATAATTGGTAAACCATTGACGAGAACCGTTGCCCTCATTGGGTTTATGGCAGTAAGTGGGACTAGTGGCATTGGAGGCCACATACAAGTCTTCTCCTTAACAACAATAGGCAGCTGAATCGGTGGTGTACCGCAAGTCTGTGTACTGTGTATTGTTGAAGGAATAGGCACACCGTGCCCTGAACAGGGTAGTCCATTATGGTGTGCAACTGGTCGTAAGAGTCCTAATGCCATTATTGATCTTGGTTAGTTAAATCACATTCATCGAAATATGGGTTACCCCATCTCTTAATTGAATCTTCTAATAGGTTTGTTGCTCCAGGTAAGTAGTTTGCCCAGTGCATCTTGCCATTCCACGGTCCTATTTCTATGTATGGATTGTCTTCTGTAGTTTTACCTGTATCAAATGCTACTGTAGAGTGCACAACGTTCTGTAGTGCAGCACATTGACCATATTCATTAAGGTTGCTGCTCTGTACCCACGTGGAGGGGTTAGAGAAAGGTTGCCCTGTACAGATATCATCACTTGCCAAACCATTACCATTAGCATCATATCCACTGTATACGTCCAAAACACCATCAGCAACAAAGTTATGCCAACAAAGATCTGGGAATTTGTTGTTGGTACAGCTATCTAACTGGATAGTATTGTACGTATGATTGTATGTTTGACCATTCATAGTATCATAGATGCTTATAGAACCACTTCCATACGCCGTATAGTTGTCAGGACCAACCCAAGTAGCGAGTTTCTCGAGCTCTGTTCCATAGAAATCGAATGTAGTTTCATCACCAGCACTAGGAACGAACGTATAATTACCACCACCTGAACTAAAACACCGTCCTTTTACCGAAGAACCACGTGTACAGGAGTGAGATTTATCATTTGGACCAGCTGGGCGTGGTTTTGTGTAAGAAGGCTTGGGTAAAGACTCCAACCAATCTAAGAATCTCTGGTTAATTACCTCACCTTTTTGGGAAACATCACCTTCACACCACATTGATACACGTACTTGAGCGAATTCTTCCTTACTTCCGCAATATTTGTAAGGTAGATACCCATAAGTTGTGCTTTCACCGTACTGATTGAATGCAACATATGGACAAGGTATGTCAAAGAAACGCCTAACTTGATAAAATTTGGTCTGAAATGTCTCTAAACAGTCTCCACCAAACATTCCAGGCATTCCAGCAGCCATTTTACTCTCAACATAATCAGCATTGTCAACAGAATTCGATACAGAATCCGAAATAAACGCATCATTCTGTCCCCAAGTTGCATCAGCGTTCAAAATTTGACTCTGATATGCTTTTGGATCAAGATATGTGCTTAAATTTGTCCATCCTTTACCTACACCTGGGTTTAAACACGCAACAGGTACCTGATCACAGAATTTTGTCTTTTCATCAGGGTCATAATCAGTAGCTTTAATGTACCCAGAGACATATTCAGACTGAATAGGTGTGTTAAATTGTTTAAATGACTCTTTTGCGTATCCTAAACCTTCACCCCAAGCATCTAATGCTGCTTTATCTGGTATATTTTCACCTTCAGTATCAGATTTTAGTGATCTATCCAATTCTTCTTCAAGTCCTACAGCACTTTCAGCAACATATGAGTCACTACGAGTCTTTTTATCACGTTGTACTACAGAGATCTGTACTTCTTCACCAGGTTGATAACCAGCACCTGGGTCAGCAATGGTTACTGTCTTGACACAACCTAATGCATCTATAGTAACAGTCGCTTCTGCTTGCTTAATATTACCAGTATATCCAGCTTCAGTGATATATTGTTGATTTTTTACGTTACCTGCAACGTTTGTAGCATCATAACCTGCCTCTTTAAAGTCATCATTAGTCTGATAACTGATTGCAATCTCTCCAGATACGTTATCTTCGAAGGTTTCTGGTATATGAGACGCAGTATCAGAGTATCCTTCTTGTCTTGCAAGGTCAGGAATAGAAATAACCACCTGTGGGTTAGTATAATCTCTACCACCATTGATGATTTCAATAGATCCTATTTGTCCTGCATCATTAACTGTTGCTTCTAGTATAGCTTCATCAAAATCTCTTTTGGGTATCTTTGCTTCATTATCAATTTCTACCTTATAATACGACAATTTCTTTGGAAATTCATATACTCCAAAGAAACACGCTTTGTCTTTTATACCATATCCAGCTAAAATTGAAGCAATTGCTCCATTATCAGAGTTAAATGTCTGTTGATATTGGAAAGCATTGCCATTTTGACCTGCTATAGGTTGTAATCTCATATAACCACATCTTAATTCATCACCAAAATACCTTACACTTTGGATCAACCAACCATTTATCTGTTCTCCAACCGTATAGAACCCATCTTCGTTCGTATATCGGAAGAATATCATCAAATCATCGGTTCCTACAGCCCAAAATGACTCTTGAAGACCACTTCCAGCTGGTGCATCGACTGCAATATGTGTTTTTTGGGTCACCCACGCATCTTGACGCATCTGATAGTAATAAGAGTGGTAAGTTGTATGCGGGTCGTGTGGACAGTCAGCAGTAGACGGATTACAAGGTGCATCAGTAGTGATCAAATTGATGCCATATATGGGTCCAGAGAAGGGAAATACGGTATCATACAAATAATACACGAATTGACCCTCAAAAGCGTCGTGAAAACCCAAAAATCGGGGTAAAGCTGCCTTTACAGCACCATTTTTGCCATAATACCACTCAAAATTGCCTTTTTCATCGATTAATTCGGCATTATCGGGGTTTCCCCAACCTAAAGTGCTTGCAGGGGGTGATTGTTCGTTATAATCTTCCTCTCCATAGCCTCCATCTTCATCCCATTCGTACCAAGTTGACCTAGAAACCTCTCCAGTATTGATAGGTTTACCTGATTCAACAACCTGCTTCTTCTTACGTGGTGCATTTCTAGAGAACACATACCCCAATATACCTTGATACTTGTATGCCTGATCTAGTGGTAACTTACAGTTAGGGACACCAGGAATGTCCATCTCTAGGTTGTACTCATTGGCTGGGTCTGTAGTATAGAAATCATCGATGATATCTAACCTCTTATAATGATACAGAGGTATTAGTGACTCACCAGGATGTGTTACACCTGCAGAGACTGCTGCAGCAGATGAAGACCAGATATGTCCTAGACTAGCAACTGAGTTACCTGGGTCATTAAGTATACTTGTAGTAAGTGAAGCATTGCAATCACTACCGTCTCCATCCTTAAAGCATATCTTAGTATTACTATCTTGTAAGGTAAACCCTGCTGAGTTACCATTAGTAATGGTACAGTTGTATGTTTGACCACCTGTAATCGTAGCAGTCTGTGGAACTGCAGTACCAGTCCTTCCACTTTGAGTAAATGATATATTCAGACTAGGAATTGCATATGTTCCTAATGCAGTACCAGCAGTACTAGGATTATCGTTCCAACTAAAGTTAAATGTAATCGTAGCGGTACCTGATCCTGTACAAACTAGATTACCACTTGAATCAAATGATGCTGCTACTGTACTAGCACCACTAACTGTAGAGAAATAACTATTAAAGTTTGCAGCGTCATATAATAAGAATAACTCTTGATTACCAGTCAGACTCTTCTCTGAAAGATAAAAGACCTCCCTCTTATTCCTAGGTTCTGCATTATAACGTCTAGGATTAAAAGGAACGCTATCAGGTAGTTCTTTTAAGTAATGCCAAGTATGATCTACTCTCCTACAAGAGAACCATCTCCATATAGGTCTTCTTTCCGCATCACAGTTAGCAACGCAAGTCTCAACCTGTGTTCCGATATAATAAACTTCATCTTTTCCAAATTCATATGATCCAGGACCACTTCCTTCCACCTTAATCTGATACCCACCAGGACCGAACTGGGCGAATGCTTGATGATCTTCAGTTGTATATGAACGGGAGTATTCGTGTGAATCTACGGGATTCTGATAACTACGTCCTGTCTCTATCAGGTAAGCTGGCATTTAGGTAATGTACCTCCAACTTATTTAGTCGGGCATATAGATCGTCAAACACTTCTTTTAGATTAGAATACTTATCTGTTCCTGGTATCTTATACTGTATCATCTCTGCTCCACGCTTTAAGAACGCTTCGTGAGACTGAGCTTGTTGGGCAAGAGTCTTGATGGATTCAGCAATCCTTTCAAACCTCCATTCCAATTCGGCTTCATATGATTCAAATTCAGGGATTTCCATAATTAACTTAATAGTGCTAAATCTGAGAAATCACGCTTAATACGTGGTTTCTTCAGTCTTTCTTGTTCTTCCTTAAACCATAGGTCTGCTTTACCGTCCCAATACGTATCATTGAAGTCACGCTTAATACGATTAAGCTTCGTTCCTCTAGCTCGTAAGCATTTGGATATACTGTTAAAACCTACTCCTACCTCTTCTCTAATCTCTATCCATTTCTTACCTTCATCGTACATCTTATAGATCATATCACGTTTCTCATCAGCAAGTCTAGGTGCACCAGGTAATCTACCTTCTGCTCTTGCCTTTGCTTGACCTCTTTTAACACTCTCAGACCAAGCTTTATCTCTTAATGAGTATCTCAAACCGTGTACCCACTTATGATGTGGGACGCATACTGTAATCTGGTTATGTGGGTGGTTATTAATCCAATCCCTGTCTATAGTAGAACCTTCATACTCTTTGCCGATCATATCATCAGCTAGTTTCGAATTCCTTTGTATAATATGGTGATGATGTAGGTTCTCAGTGGTGCCACAAATGACACAACAATCCATTTGCATTTTTAAAAGTAGTTTAAGTTTATTACAATACGTCTTTCGTCAGTTGAAGTTGTTCCGCAATGCATCATAGACTCAGGAAATGTTACTAACCTGTTCCCTACTGATTCAATTTTCGAACCATCTTCAAATAAGGAAAAACCATCGTTATCATTTATATAGTAGATTGAGGTCTTTGATTCCCCTTTTTTATCATCGTTTATGTCGTTATGCATTTCAAACTCACGGACAGTATCCGCAACTGGGGTCATATTCGCCTTCACTCGTATAATTGCCCTCGGTTTAATCTTGTTTATTAATCCTAGTATAAGGTCGTACTCAGGGGTCATAGGAACCCCATTAGAGTACATTAGGTTAAACATATGCCAGTTATACTTCTCCTTCTTAATTAAGTCAGGATCAAACATCTGGGCAATATGATTGGTCTTCCTCCCATAGTACCAAGGGAAGGTATCTGCTTCTATAGCCGTTCTTAGTTGTCCATATTCATACGGATCTAAGAATCTATCATTAATCTCCATAATGTTGCGTCGCTCGGCGGAGGAGGGGTTTTAAGGGGTTTACTACTCTAAGAAATCATCACCAGATTCCAACTTTGTTCTTATACTTCTCCATATCCTCTGTACATTTTCAAGGGGTTTGCCACCACAGACCTCAGCCTTGTATAACAAACACCATTTGCCAGAGTTGCATATTAACTGACGTTCCTCCTTCGTGAACGTAGCAGTCCATTCAGTCTGCGGTTCCGACTGCTTGCTCATTATAATAGGGTTGCGTGTGTTCGAGTTTTTTGAGAATGCTGTTGCAAGTCTCGTATGCTGCGTGTTTGAAAGGACCAATGTGGTTCATTTGATAATACCTAACAGCATCATAACACAATTTTTCCTCTTGTGAAGTAAAGTCACTCATTGTTGGTTTTCTCCAATAAAATGGTTTCGTTATCTACACTATATTCTACCTCATCACCTGCCATTAAGTCAGCTTCTGCGAATATTGCGTCTGGTAGAATGACGTACAGATCCCCTGTATGGTCATCCTCCAAGATCTTAGTGGTAAATCTATGCATCTTTTCTTATCACGTAGAGTGTCTTCGGTATATAGGATTGAACTGACTCTATCTTTGAGACATCAAATGCTAGATGATGTAATAAGTAACCTTCTCCTAGGTATACAGCACAGTGATTGAGACGTTTATCCAATCTCATCACCAATATATCAAACTTCTGCAGATCGTCTATATCAAAGACTTCTCCCATCTCTGATGTTTTCAGTACAGACCACCCTTCTGCCTCCCACAGGTCTTTGAGGAACTCTTTGGCGGTGAAACTGTAGTCTTCTTTGCAGGTATGGTAACCAATGTCCTTACCCATATCATAAAGAAGGGTGAAGCAACCTCCACCCTTAGTCTTAGACCATTCTCTGCCAAGGTAGTGGTAGTACTGGTCTTCTAATTTCTTGCGAACCTTTTTGGTCATTTTTATACTGGGAAATTTTTTATATATCTAGGTACCATTTATTGCGATTTCGATAATATATGCCATCCTATACTTTTGTAGGTTACACTTAGTGCAAAAATTAATATAAGCAAAATGTTAATTAGTGAGTGCAATCGTGATTAATTTGTGTTACTTAGTGCGTGCACTAGTTAGTATCACTTAGTCTCCACGATTACGTGCTAGTTTGTGTTACATAGTGGGGCTACGAGTTGTTAATACTTTCCTCCTCATATTGCACGTCATAACATAACCCTTCCGCAATGAAATAATCGCATAGTTGTTGATACTGAAGCAACTGCTCATTTAGTCCACAATCTATTAAGAACTGTGCCAGGTCTATTTGTTCATCAGGTGGCAAATTACCCTCATCTAATAGATCCAAATAGATCGCATATTTACTGGGAATGTGTATAGTCAAGATCCAAATCTCCAAATGAACTATCACTAACCTCGACCAGATTAGCGTCTTGATTATCACTATTATCAAGCATATATTCCACCCATTCTTTACTATTAGTGGGTTTAATTTGTTTGTCCATTTGTGTTAGTTTCCTGGAATGATTGTGAGTTGGATTGTTTATAATCAAGTGCCTTATTACGCCTTGATTTGTTTCTCTTTTCTCTCAAACTTTTTGGTCTATTTGATACATACGTGTCGTTACGTTTGTAAGTCCTTCCCATTGGAAATTAGAGCGAGTTTGTGTTAATTAGTGTTCATACAGTTAGTATAAACGAATTGTGGAAAAATGTCAAGCATTTGTGTCACAAATATGTGTGTCCCCTATGTGTTGACAACTGTTCCGTTCTTATATATACTCCTTACACCGCTATTCCTCGTGGGGTTTATAACATTTAAGAGCATCAATATAAAACACTAAAGTATGTTTATTTAACCATTTATTTAATCCACAAAATATTACTTAGTTGTGGAAATTGTGTGGAAAACTAATACAAACTATACCCATTTTAGGTTATTACTTTGGTCATTCAATTTGTCTTTGTCAATGTGAATAACGTTCTGCGAATCTGTTCCGCCTGGATGATAAGCAAGGGCACACAATCGTGCACAACGTCTAACAACTGTTTTACCATTTTGTCTTAATGTAACACGTCTATAACCATTTTCATTTAAATGTATCTTTAATTTCTTCCATTTACCCCACTTAGTTGAATATATCTGTCCTTCGTTAGATACAAAATAGTCCTCGTAATTAGGGATAGGTTTGTATAAAATACCAGCATCATCTTGATAGGTATCGTTATCAATTTTTTTAAAGGGATTCATAGCGTTAAATGATAATTAAGGGGTCAAAGTCCAATGTTAAATGTTAAACTAATACGGTTACCTTCGTTGTTTTGTTGATACCCTCGCACCATATTTGACGGATATAAACATAAACAACCCTCTGTAATTGGTACTGTTCCATCTAACATATTGAAAGGGGTAATTTGTGTTTGATTGTATTGAATAACTGGGTAATGAGTTGATGTTACATTGCGTTTAAATTGTAATGGTGAATGTAAATTAATATCCCAATTTACAAAATAAGTTGCACTATAAAGGCAATTACTTTGTTCGTGTGGTGCATACATTCCACCCTTATTTGTCAACTCTAAAGTATCATCAATTATATTAGGATTGTCTCCTAGATCATAACATAGTGATTTAGAGTTTATATCAACAACTGCTTCAATTATGTCCTCCTTAAGTGTTAAGAACTGTTCTAGGTTAAGTAAACCTAATTGACCTAATTGTAGCACCCCATTGTTTATATCTTTCCTGGAACTGTTTGTGACATCTTCAGGCGACAATTTGCTGATATAATCTAATATAGTCTGTTTATGTTGTTGATGATTAGTGAGAGATTTTACCCCTACTGGTGTCATAAACATACCATAAACTGTGCATTCATTCTTATCACTTATGGATGAAAGATCGTCCGATAAAATGTTACTATTGTCCATAACGAGTTTGTAATAAAAAAGAGGGGTTATTTACTCCCCTCATTATATATCATAGTTTGATACCTTGTCAACGTTTGTTATACTTAACCCGATCATTTATTAAGAAGTAATACTTAATAATTGGGGTAGGATTGCAAAGTTGTTTGTAAGTTTCTTCGGTCATTTTGTAGTTAGTTTGTGACATTTTGGCAATTTAATTGTGGTTTAGTTCTATACCTGAATAGAAAGGAATATGTCCTCCTATTTGTAAATTAACGTACCAAGTCCAGTCTCTTTGAAATACTCCGCTACCATAATGAAATTCATCCAAAATAGCATTTAAACGGGATTTCGTAGTGTTGGACTGCCATCCGCCGTCAAATAGTTTAACAAAATGCTGAGATACCTTACCAATAAGGTTAGAATGAAGATAAACAAGAGCGTCATTATCAGGTGTGATTTCAACTCTGGTGTTGCCTGAACTCCAGTTTGATCTGCTTCTGATTGCTCTGTTCATTGCTGCTTCAATCTTTCTCATAAGTTAAATGCCTTTGTTTGGTATGTACCTATTATAAAGGAAAAAACCCCTGATAACAGGGGTTCTGTGCCACTTATTTAATTGTCATAGACTAAATGTAAATTAGTCCACACTAGGGTAGAGTTCATCTAGTAATGCTAATATGTCATTACCATTAACACATTCATCAAATAATTCAACTAGGTAAGAGTTGTTTTCAAGGATGGATTCTGCCATTTGATTGTTAATTAAGGGAACAGATTAAGCAGTTTAAAGTCATACTTAAGGACTGTAATCACTCAAACAAACTATCTAAATGTTGTAAGAACATCCAGGAATAGTTACCATCTTCGGGGTCAATTCCGTCCACTAAGTATTCTAAACATAGTGCTTCTGCATTGCGTGGGTTATTATTATCAACGTGTACTTTCATACGATTGTAATAAGTTTCAGCAATAAGATCAATGGATTGTTCTCTCTCTGGGTTTAATTGTTCAATGCTCATAATACTTTAGTTCCGTAAGTTTGGATGAGTTTGTTACTAATAGTGTACCCAAGTCTGGGGTCTTTCTTATTACCAACTGTCTTAAATTGTCTCTCTAGGTTATCAATTAGTATGCGTAATACGTCATCAGCATTCATAACCCAAACTTCAACTACCTTGCCTAAATGATACCTAGCAAAGAAGTGTTTGTGATACTTACCTATCTTATCTTCTCTAAGATAGTTAACTTGCTCCTCCCACGAGTTTTGTACACTTATGCCATTATAAGTTGCTGTGAGTTTCTTACCAATAGTTGACTTATATTCAACTGGTAAGTTATTCTCATCATAGGCATCTGCACCTGATAAAGTATCACTAACTCGGTGCCCAAGTATGCTCGCTAAATGTATCTCTCTGCTTCGTGCATAACTGAAAGGATCTCCCCAGTTATTTTCGTCACAAAGTTGATACATTGCTTCGAACAGTTGTTGATACTTTGCTTCGGGTGATTGCATCTTGTCAATAACAACATTCATTAGAACATTACCTCGTTAAATTGAATCGGGTCATTGAGTAACATATCAACACCATTTGAGACCATTAGACGGATTTGTCTAAATGTTGTCATTTTGATGGTGTCCTTGTCAAAGTTGTCACATAGATCAATTACCTGAAATACTGCGTTGGTGATCTCTTTAACTGAAATTGATTCACCCTTGTCGTATCCTTGAAAATTGTCTCTTACAACTGTTGGAACTGCATCAAATAAATTCATTTAAAATCCTGTAAAATTGATTGTGGGAATGACCTAGTAATTTCGTGCTTTCTCTTCTTAGAAGCAGTTCACGAATCTTTAGACCTAGATCTTCGTATCCACGTTAGTGATGGAATCGAACCATCCCCCACATTTATAATATACTTGATTTTAGGGTTGAATGGGGTTTGGTTGTGTCAGTTCTTGAAGTGTCCTGTTCCTCTCTTCCCAACTGTCAACCATTGTGCTATTCATAACATTGATTAGAATGTTAGCACCCATAAAGATGCACACACATCCAAAAATGAATCTAATCACGTTTGTTAACCTCGTAATAATCTAAATTTGTTGCAATAGCAACACCACACACATAAAGAGCGTATGCACCTCCAACAATAACAAATAATTCAATCATTGTCAATTTCCTCCTTAATGTTTATTTGAAATGAAAATTTATCGTGGTCATCAAATAGACCACAATTTGCTATAGTATCAAATATTATCTCTGATACTACTCTTAAATCCTCTGGAAGTAGGTTTTCATTGAGATTAATGGTTCCGTCATCATTGTAGTTAATTTCACCATTAAATCCATCTGGCATTAAATCATTACTCATTAATACTTACCTCCATTGTTGTTAATGTCAAGTACAGTTTCATTAGTTACGTTATCAACTAACTCATTCAATGTTTCCTCATCAAATGTATATTTAATTTCATCACATAAATCTTCTCTATACTCAATTTCTCTTAGATCTTGTGTTAGAGTTTGTTTAACAAATTGCTCTAAAGATTTGTAGTCCATACTATCAACTTGTAACTGAACATACTGTTCAATTAGTTCATCCCATTGTTGTGAAGTTAGTTGTCTCATTGTGATACCTCTGGGTTAATAAATTTGCTATCTAATACTTTCTCAAACACATTTGTTTGATTAGGTGTTAACTCAAAGTCCATATCTCTGAGTATATCGTATAACTTAATGAACTCGTATTGTTCATCAAATGTTAAATTAAATGTGTGCATTAATACTCCTCCTGATAAAAGAATGGGACTTGTTTATCAACTTCTAATTTATAACTTAACACTTTAGTGTCAATGTAACTCTCATTATGATTAGAGTTTAAGTATGCTTGAATTTCTTCACATAAATGAAGTGGATTTACTCCTTCATCATCACATACTATGGATGCTGTAAAGTTTACTATCATTCGTTGTCTCCCTCCACTTCGATTGACTTCATAAATTGACTTACATACTTGTCAAGTCTCTCTCTGATCTCATAACGTGGAAATGGGATTAAATCATCATCCTCGCCAACATAGTAGAAAAAGGAATTGACATTTGAAACAAATGTTTCAAGAGCGATTTCATTTTTAGTGTAACTCATTGGCACCTCGCTTCAAATAGTCTCTGTGCTTGCTTTTCTATTGCAAGTAATGTGCCTGAAGTTTGTCTCCAACATAACTCATTTAACTGATCTTCAGTCAATTTGTTATGCTTTCTGAAACTCTCCCACGCTTCATCGTGACATTGTTCCATTATTGACTCGTGATGTAATGTTGACATTTAGTTGACCTCCTTAGCGTCTATAACTGCATCCCATAGGGAATCGAATTCTGTTGAGTCCTCGCAATGCTCTTGCAAGTCTAGATCAGCGATTGAAGAGAATAAATCCACAAGTAGTGAATGTTGCTGATCGGAAAGTGTGATTGTTTTGTTCATATTCTTATATTACACGAAATTTGGTAGGTTTGGTGATTTTGTGGACACTTTGCTAACTGGTTCATCTGTTATCCATCCACCTTGCTTTATTGCTCTAGACTCAATGACTATGTTGCGAACACGCTCTCTGTCAAGTGAATCGCCATCACCCCACTCAATATCGGATGATGCACATAGGTCAAGATACTTGAGAGTTGCAAGTGCTAACTCCTCTTCTGTGAGTTTATCAATGGGATAGAGTCCATCAACGTCATTGTAGAATGACATACAGTAATCAATGAATTCAGAGAAGTTGTGCATAAATTTCCTTAACTATTATTATATTACATTAAAAAGCACCCATATAGGGTGCTAGTGTGTCAGTAATTCAAGTGGTCTAGTTGAATGCTCTGTTGTATGAATTCTTGCAATAATCAATAAGTAAAACTGATTGCTTGACAAGATACTCATAACCAAATTTGAGATCCTTGCCTAGTTCGTTGATCTCATACTGATGTACTGACCAACGTGCTTTGATGTCTTGAATGTACTGATCTCTTGATATCAACTCAACTTGTGGACGTGACACTTGTGGAACTGCAACTACCTTATTTAGTTTTGGTGTTGCTGCCTTCTTTGTGACAGTCTTTGAAGTGGTTGCTGCTTTGCGTCTTGCTCTCTTGCGTGGTGTTGTAGTCGCTTGAGTAGCAGTTGCAGTTGGCATAGATCAATAAAATCGTTTGAACTCTCTTATAATAGTGGTAAATGAGTGAAATGGGTGTAAATGTGTTCAGTTTGTGAACTGGAACAACCCTAATCGCTTCTGAACTAGGTTAGAATAGTCGTTATGTAACTCACATCCTATGTAATGCCTACCCAGTTCCCTTGCTACCATTGCAGTTGTGCCTGATCCCATAAATGGATCAAGAATTATGTCATTTTGTGAAGATCCTGCCTTGATACAAGGTTCTATCAAATCAGGTGGGAAAGTAGCGAAGTGAGCACCTTTATAAGGTTTGGACGTGACTGACCACACACTTCTTTTATTCTTCATAGGATATGATTTAGTCAATCCTGAATGTGGTTGCAGTCCAGTTCCTTTATTGTGATACTTGCCATTGGTTCTATCTCTGGTTCCCCAGTCCTTAGCAGGTTCTTTGATTGCTTCATTATCATAATAATATCTCTTATTCTTTGATAATAAGAAGATATATTCGTGAGATTTAGTGCATCTATCTCTGACACTTTCAGGCATTGGATTTGGTTTATGCCATATTATATCTTGACGTAAGAACCATCCATCATCCCTCAAAGCAAATGCCAACATCCAAGGGATACCAATTAAATCCTTAGATTTTAAGTTATCAAACTTGTTACCTCTAACTGGTGTAAATGTTGGTAAATCTTGATTAGTTTTAGATACTGTTTGCTTAGGATAATTACCATCTGATCTGTAATTATAGTATGTGTCACCTATGTTTACCCATAGTGTTCCATCATCCGTAAGTACATCACGAACTGACCTGAATACTTCAACTAATTGTTTAATGTATTCTTCAGGTGTTTGTTCTAATCCAATTTGATTGTCCTCGTTACCATAGTTTCTTAAACCATAATAAGGCGGTGATGTTACACACATCCTCGCCTTTTCATCAAATTGTTTGAGAGTCTCTCGACAATCTCCATATAATATGGTATCTTTCATATTATTCTTTTAGGTTGCCTTCTTCATCATACCACTCATCAGTCACATCTTCAAGTTCACATCCAATTTTTAATGTGTCTTGTGCTATGAGTTCTTTGTATTCTTCAATAGTCATTAGTCTGCATTCTCCACTACGATATCCCACACCTTACCATATTGCTCTAACCAATTCTCTTGATATTTTGTTAGAGTAATTTGATAGTTGTGACGTAAGTCATCTGCTGACTGAAATGGTAAACCATTGTTTGAACAGAAGTTGTTCAAGACTGTTGTCAAAAACTGTAAAGTCATCTAATCTCCATATAATTGAATGTTGAGAGAGTGGGACTAACTGAAATGGGTTTCACCCAAGAGTCCAAATTTAACCTATGGGAATCGCTTACACCTGAACCCCTACTACATCAGTTACTGCAGATGAGCGAATCAGTTACTGCAGATGATGTTTCGGGCATAGGAACCACATATCCCTCAACATTCTTATTATAACAAAAAAAACTGCCTTGCAACCTAATGCGAGACAGTTTGTTGAGTGGCACATATTATAGTATTATCCCCATCCAAATTGATTAACCTTATCAAAGAATGCTGCACGATATGTGTCACCTAATGAATTGGCATCCACATAAGGGTCACTTGTTGACTTTCTTACATATCCTTCATTATCACCACTTGTGCCTTCTATTATTCCCCATACTTTAGTATGTCCACCTCTATCAACTGGTGCTGTTGCTGATATTACTACATCATCACCACTTGCTGCATCCGCTTTGCTGAATGTCCAAGTGACACTAGCGTCATCCGCTTCAATCTTTGCTTTCTTATTTGTAAAGCGATATTCTGCTGCTCCTTGTTGAGCACTTACTCTGGTGATGCTATCATTTACTGCTTTCAATCTATATGCCTTAGCGTTTGCTGCTAGTTGAGCAAGCAATAAATCTGCCCAATTATTTACTTGAGTAGTTGCCATTGTTAAATCCTAATTAATACTGTGCCTGATTTATTTATACGATAGAGGAAGTGGTGGGATACCTTTAACAAATATGTCGTCCACTACTCTTTGTAATCTTGCTACTGTTGCTTTACTGCTCATAGGTACACACACATAACCAGTTGACTTGCGATAGAACTGCACTTGACCAGATTTCAGTTTATTTGAACTAATATCTGCCTTGTCTCGTGCATCCATCCTTATAACTCTACCTATTGTCTGTGCCATTTCTATGAGATTCAACTGTCTCAACATAATACTGTGAGTCAATCCACTAACTGATATACCTTCAGATAGTATAGAGTAATGAAATACGATAAACTTCTTATCATCATCAGTTCCCCACTCATTTAATGTGGTCATAAACTGAGACCTTGATACTTTCTTATCGTTAACGTATGCACCAAACTTGCTAGTGACGTGTAATATATCATATCCACGATCTTTTAACTCTTGTAATAGTGGTGTTCTACCTAACATTGACTGAAGAACCTTAGAAGATCCAATACTGACAACCACTTTAGGGGTCAATTCATTATCATCTATCTCATCAAGTAGGTCTAGTGTTGCATCTACATCAAACTCGTGAGCATTCTGTCTAGTCCTTGTGCCATTAACATTAAATGGTACTATTGTAGGTGGTATGATTGAACCATTGTCAATTAACTCACTAGCAGTAACATTCTCTATTATTTCACCATAAATGCTAGGTATGTTCATACCTATGAAATTAGATCTAGTTCCATACTTAGGTGTTGCTGTGAAATAATAGTCCTTAGTTTGTTCTCTCTGACTAAACTCCTGAACAGCAGGAAAAAATGATTTAGTTGTGCTATTATGTGCTTCATCATAATATACTATGTCAACATCATCCAATACACATACCTTATGAAGTGAATGGTATGTTGTAAAGATTAGTATATTATTTGTATTGTTATCTACCCACTCTTGAATAACTTTAGGGTCAGTAGTATTCTTATACTCATTCTTACCACTATGGACGTGTAACACATCAGCATCAATCAATGATGTGAACTCAGTACATAGTTGTTGTGCCAATAGAATACGAGGTGCAACTACAACTATAGTCTGTGGTACTGGACTCTCTTCAAAATGCTTGATAGCGTGCTGTATCATTATCATTGTCTTACCACCACCAGTAGGCACAATGATCTGTCCTTTATCATTGTCACCCATTGCTTCGAGTGCTCTTTTCTGGTGTGGTCTTAGTGTGATACTCAAATGCCTTGCTTAACTGTATTAATCATACAGGCAAACAAGGCAAAATGCTAGTTATATGTGACAGTTACACGTTTGTCACTCTCTCTTGATAGAATATACTACCACCATACCCTATCATCTTATGTAACCACTCGTTACTGTCCTTTAGATATAGTTCAACTATAGACTCCTTGCCATCATTTGTAGTCCATACACGTTCATAGCAATGGTGATGTGAGTTGTATTCATATCCACCAGATAATAACTCTTCAATGAAATTGAGTTCGCTATCGGTTACGGTCATAATCGTAGTAATACTTAGAGTGCTCGATATCATCTATTATAGCAGTTCTTTGTATCTCTGCTCCTCCAGTCTGATTATCATAACAATCAGAGTCGAGTGCATCAAGATCTTTACCAACTCGTGTTTCAGTTCTGTATAGTATTTGTCTGAGATCATCTGATTTAAGCATTGTGTTAATACGTTTGAGTTGTTCCAACTCTTTCTCAAGGTTACGGATAACCTTATCAAGGTGTGTCATAATCATCCCTCGCTGCTTGAATGAATGCTTCAATTTGTTCATCAGTTGCTTTACTTAACCAACTCCAATGTGGGTCGTTAGGGTCAAACTCAAGAGCAACTTTACCATTGTCATCAACAGTAACCTTGAGTGATTCACCTGCTTTAGCGTCAGTCATACTACCTCTTCAAACCTCCAATGTGGGTCATCATTACCATCTGACCAAAACCAAAAGTCGTGATTGTGATTAGATGATAAGAATGTCCTACCATCTTCTCTACGATCTTCAATGGTTGCCATATTATTACTGTTCATTGCTTCAACGAACTGTAACTTAGCACGATCACTAATTGGTCTTACTTTCGCCAATTTCCTCAATGGTGGCATCATCAACCTCCTGTCTAATAGTATTGTAAATGTCAGAGTATTTAACTCCGTGGATATTCTCACTAGGTCGTTGTAACTCAAGTGGGAAGTGTTGTAAAGCAGTTAATAATGCTTCTGCTTCATTCTTTGATAGGTTAATGTTAACCCAAGGTACAATAACCTTACCATCAAACTCACTTTGTGTTGCATTTGGATTTGCTTTAATCATCATCTTTCTTCAATAGGTGGTAGTAGGTCATTTCCTGGATGTTCAACCATCTTTCCGTGATAGTTTCTGACATTGCGAGGGAATAGACTTTCATCTATCTCAATGTCCAACCAGTCTCCATTGTATATTAGCACATTACAGAACTTTTTTCCGTGCATTGCGTCTGGATCGTCAGTCTCGTGAGTACACATTGTAATATAATCATCACATACAAATGATATGTAACCAGTCTCACCTTTAAATTTGATGTAGTTACCTAATTCAAGAGATTTTAGAATGTTACGCATTTCAAGTTGAATAGAGTTTGCAAGTAATATGTTGATGGTCATATTATTCTAAATTCTCAACATACTTTAGATATAACAGATCAGTAATTTCTTCTACAGTATGTAACAACTCGTGCAGTTGTCCTTCATCTATTCTCCCTTCACTATGTGATTGATATGTTTTAGATATGAACATACCAAGAGATTTACGCAAGATGTCTTTGCTCTCGCTATTTAATATTTGTGTCTTGATTCCTAACATCACAGTAAAGGGATAAGAGAGAACTGGTCGTCTGGTAAATTAGGTTGTGTTTCTATATCAAATCCTAGGGTAATTCTATTACCTTCGTACTCTTCATTAACACATACTTTGTGCATTCGTTCCCATCCAGGTCCGAAATAAATGTTACCAACTTCATTATTTATTTCATATAATGGACCTCTACTATCTCTAAATTTTGTTATGCTGTTCTTTGGGTCAATACTTACATATCCGTGATAATCAAACTTATGATCGTGCCAATTTAATACTTCATTTGGTTTGTGCATATTAACCCAACATTGCATCCATAATGGTTCATCAGTTCCTAACGTTGTTCTAACTACTGTCCTTATATCTTGTAGCAATAACCAGAATAGTGGTGATGGTGCAGTCAATGAAAATAGATTATAGAACCGATAACCAGAATAGTTAGCATCCATATTATCTAAGTGCTCTCTATCCTTCTTAACGTGGTCTGTATTGAATAGAGATGGCAGTGCACCGAGTGTTAAACCCTCTTGCTTTAAAGAACTATCAAGACCAGTAAATGTCTCTTTGAAGAGTCTATAACCACGTCCTAGTTGACGTAGCATTTCTTCTTGCTCGTGCTCTACAACTGGTGATCTGTACAATACCCAGTCCTCACCATCTTTAATTTTATAGGTCATTTGTTTGGATTGTAAATGATGTCATTAGCAGTAGGTGGTTGCTCTGCTAGGTTAATGTTGAGTACAGTTCTTTGACTCTTAGTTGGTAGTGTTGATGAATGAAATAGATCACCCTTAAATGCAACTGCTCTACCCTTCTTAGGTGACACTCTAGTCATTTCTGACCATTGATCTCTAATTACCAGATCCACATATCCTTTTGGGTCTTGTGTTCTCTCGTTGTAAATGATAGTGTCACCATCAGTATCATCTATGTAGTATATCACTACCCAACTATTTTGTACATAGCAATCAACGTGGGGTAATTGTACTTGTTGATTTGGATATATTGGTGTGTTGTTGACTCTCATCCTCATCAGACATTCACATTTTAACCTATCTCTAAATGTCAATGCGAGTGGCATAAATGCGTTGCATAGTGGTGACAGTTCACCTCGTTCATCCATTTCATACAAATAATGGAATGCACAATAACCATTACGAGGGTCGTCCATAAATCTATCACTAATTGCGTGATGTTTTATATTCCATAATAATGTGTCATTGCGTGTGCAACTTAATAACCAATCCTGATACGATTCAGGTATCACATCATCCATTACCATATAATCTGGTGATGCTTGAAAGAATGGATTCTCTCTTGTAATAATATTATTGATTCTCATTATGTGTAGTAAGGTGATGAGTTAATCATTGCTTGTTCTTCTTTAATGAAGTCTGCTGCTGACTCCCAAGGCATTGATAACATTGGTCGTCCATCATATTTGTTCTTAGCATATTTTCCATTTGCATCAACATAAGATACGAATGCTTGTATCTGTAACTCACCTGTGTACTTAGGTCTCCAGTGGAAATCTTTATGTCCTCGGAAGATACATATATCTCCTTGATTCATAAGAACTTGATGTGATTTACCCTCCATTTCTAAGTACAAGGGCCAATCAGTATCGTCTCTTGTTATACACACATTAGCAACCCATTCACCACTTGTTCTATCTCTATGTCTTACTAAATTTGTTCCTTTAACATATACTCTGGCATAACTAAATGTTTGATGTAATTGTGTATCTAACACCTGTTCAATCTGTGGTTGTATGTGTTGTCCCATTGCTTCAAAACATACTGGTGAATACATTGCAAATGCACCTGGCATTATAGGATCAGAAGTTGGTCCCGAATACTGTGTTTCGACAACATCCTTAATCATCATATATTCTATTTTTAATTGTTCACAAGTCTCGATTGATAAACCATTACGAATGACATATAATTTGCCATCACATATAGTATCAACCTTCAAATCTTGCGTCATATGATTGGTAGTCATTAATTCCCCTGCCAAAGAATACTAAGGTTAGTCTTGCATCATCAGATGTAGAACCATAGAAGTTCTGTCCTCCGTGATACTTACGTCCATCAAATATTATAGCACGATTGTAACGTGCTTGCACCTTGATAGACTCATTAAAATATGAATTACACTCCTCCTTATACTTATCAAAGATACTTACATCACTTGTTCCTTGTGCTTCCATTGCCTTATGAAACTCTTCCTCATATCCTTGCATTTCAGCACCAGCAGGTATGTCATATATTGATGTTCCAGTATCCTCCTTAAGTCCTTCATTCAAATATATAACACCACCAATTCCTAAGTGATCGTCATCTGTGTGTATCCATCCTGAACCTGACTCACCTGTACTAATATGAAATGTAAGATCTGCTATCTCAAATGCACGATAATTTGGTAAGTATTTAATTAACTTTCTACATACTATTTCGTGGAACACAGGATCTAATTTGTGCATTAAATCTGTTCTCTTACCTGGCCAATGACCTCTATTTGGATGATCTGTACACTTATAGAATTTAAGTGTTTGTGCATACGCACGAACTAAACTAGGTGTTTCAAAGAACCTATCAATAATAACTGTTGGGATTACTTCTGCCATAATTTAAAAGGACACTTAGTACTGTTAAATATCAATTTGTGTGTGATTCTAGGGAATAGATTCTTAGTATCTACTCTCTTTTGTGCATCACGTAATTGTTTACTTGTTGGTGTAGATTTAACCATATCATATGTTTGATTATGGTTATGCTCTTGAGAGAATGCTACACGATATATTGGATCTCCTCTTCTAATTATAATAGGTTTAGACTCATCTATAAAGTTAATAGCAAATCCAATAGGACGTGACCAATCAGATAGATTCCACCATCCTTCTACTACCTTAAAGTTATTACCATTACATTGTTTCTGTTCTACCCATACATTCTTTGATCTTGTCCACATTAAGAAGATAGGTATATGTATTTGAAATGTCTGATCCACCTCCCAATTTGGTGGTGGTTGTATTATTTGATGAAACAGATCACCTTCAATATTAGATGTGATGAACTGCTCTTCTCTATTCATTCTTAATTCAATATGCTTAGGTGCCCGTATCACAAATTCCCGTTTCACCTTATGCTGCCAAGCAGGACAAGAATGATATATTGTTTTACTAGGATCAAACGTATCATAATATCTCTCAGGTTCAAACCCAACACCATCTAGTGTCAATGAAGAGTCTAGTGCTCTATCAAGTGACCAGTCTGGTGACTCATATTGTAGATAGTTTATTTGAATGGACATTGTTTAAACATAAGAGTCTTTGCTAAGTTGTTGATGAATCCCTTCACCCTCACTCTCTTATTCATTTGGATTAATAGATCCTCAGATGGCATTGCCTTTTCAAATCTAAAATCTTGATTGAGATTACCCTCTTGAATGAAGTTTATTTTATATAATGGATCACCACGCTTAATGATAACAGGTTTAGTATTGTCAACAATATTCAATCCAAATGATATTGGACGTGTCCAAGATGATAGATTGAACCATCCTTGAACTACTGTGAAATTATTATTAAGTGAAGTGAGTGGATAATCTTTAACCTCTACCCATATATTTTTACAACAAGTCCAACATATTAACATAGGCATACAACATTGTAATGTTGTTATTGGTGCTCTCTTATTTTGTACCTGTACTGTTCTGTTTAACTCTTGAGCATTTAACTGCTTACATATTATTTGTGAATTATCATTGTCAATCTCTAGTGTGATATCTTTAGGTGCATATACTATCCACTCACGTGATGCTTTATGAGTAAATGCAGGACAATCTAAGTATGGTGTTGTCTTAGGCATTTTATCCAGAGTTCTCTCTGGTTCAATGCCAACACCATCTATTGATAGAGGTGAATCTAGTATGTCTGTGACATTTTCAGCACCTTCGTATTGGTAGTAGTTAATCAGTACAGACATAGTTAAAATTAATCACAATTCTATTTGTAGCGTAGGTAGGTGAACTCGATGCGTGCATCTTAGAACCATCAAAAATAATGAGTTTATTTTTCTCTGGTTTAATCTTGTCTGTGATTGTACCATTTTCATCAAAGAAGATAGTTTCACCATCAGAATCATTGACATAATATAGTGCTGTAGTGTGTGGTATATCAAAATCAATATGTGGTCTATTATATCCTGTTTTAGTACTTAAAAGCAACCCTCCCTTAATCCTCAGTAGTTTATGTTTCTTAGGTATAAAGTGTAAGAGCATAGGATATACAAAATCCAAACACTCTGATTCTATTCCCTCTTGTTCATCAAAGAATAGGTGTGCAAATCCTGGTGTACCTCGTTGATGTGGACCTTCATTAGCATATGTTATATCATCTAAAAAATGCCAGTTGAATTTTATTCCTGACATCATCTCGTGAATTCTGTCTGCATATAATTCTGGAAGCAGTTTGTTAATGACCTTCATAATTGATTGATAGATTAATGCGATCTTCATCAGTATTATTTGGTTGTGTTGCGTGCTTCAACCAACCAGGAAATACCAGTATGTCATTTGTTTGAACTGGTATCTCTCTCCATAGATTTTGTTCTGGTACCTGTGGAGAACCAAAGCGATGATACTCTAATGGATCTCTAATTAAAAAGTTCCCTGATCCTCGTGGTGCCTTGAGATAACAAGAGACTACCATAGGACAGGGACTGTGTAAATGCTCTGTGGTTATTCCACCACGCTTGTGGATATTGATCCAAGACTCACGTGGTGCAATGCGACAATCGAAATAACCCCAGTGCTTCCAAATTGGAACCAACTGTTTGTGAATAATATATAAAAACTTCTCTAAGCACTCCCAATTATGGGGTGCATAAGATTCTAGTGATGCTGACGCTGTACTAAATGCGTTGTTGCTCTCTAGTTTTGAATTCTTTTTAACTGTGTCTAATAATGACCCAATATCATATTGTAATGAACCACCTTGTTCATACTCAAAATCATAGTTGAGTCTCCAAACATAATTTGGAATGTACTCAACTGGTTTAGGGTCGTCTGGTGTTATTATTAAACTCATCCATTCTCTCCTTTAACTGCTTGACTCGTTTGGCAGTCTCTTCTCTAACCTTTTTGGATAGACGTTTAAGAGTGGGTGGATGAGTTTCATAGTTAATAAATGAAGACCAGAAATTTGTGTCGTTACTCTTCTTTGACATTAGCGTAAGGTAGCATCTCCTTGAATGTACTGGTAGCAAACTTGTAAGCAACTCTTACTTCATCTGCCATTGAATCATCTAGTTTAGCACGAATAGCACCTTTCAGTTTATCTGGGTCAGTAAACTCATACATTGCTGAAGATCCTGGTACTTTCTTAGCAAGCATCTGTCCACCCATAAGATCACCCATATGACGTGTGTAGATGTGTGCCATCAATCTTTTCTGTCTACTATCTGAACTAGGATCTTTATCAATCTCCAGAATGTACTTAGTAAACTCGTTGGTTGTTTCTAAAGTTGGTGGTATCTCTGATTCCCCACCATACTCTCCCCATAATTCTTGGAAGTCTTTAACTAAACCAGGATATCTATTGATATCTTCTAGTCCTGTTAGTACATCATTCTTTGATGCTGTGTCCTCTAATACATCATACTGTTGGATCTGATTGTATAAGAATATAGCATATGATTTTGGATGTAACTTACCTCCAAACATCATACCTACAAATGGTTGTTCTTCTGCTCTTTTGTGGTGTTCCCACGTTGCTTCTTTGAGTGACATAATTAATCCTTAAGGTCAGGTAATTTCTTTTCAACCCAGTGATCTGAGTTGTCTATTCCTGCTGCTGTTACATATCTCATAATATGTTCATCAATCTGATGATAAACAGGATGCAGGTCTAAATCCATATTAATGTCGTGTGCTATCTGTGATATTTGATCTGCTGAGAAGCAATGATCAGGATGTAATAGATCACAACAAGGGACACGCTTCTCAATTAATTCATTGAGGTTGATACGTATCTCATAATCTCTGTAAACTGACATAGTTAGTAACTAGGTTCTAAATCGTTAGCGGGTTCATTAACCTCAGAATATGTCAAGTCATCCCAATAGGAATGATATAACCTACCCCATATAACTTTAAACTCGTCATCATCAAGGTCTTTGAATAGACAACGATCTTTAAGGTATATGTGGTATGTTGACATTAGTCCTCCGTTCTTTGTCCGATGGTTTCTATATTATCATCCTCCTCGGTACCGAGTT